GCTGGATCAGAGTACGGGAGCAGCACAGCTGCAAGATCCCGCCTCGAATGCGTTGCCGCAATAGGCGACAACCCCGTCGAAAACTCCCACGAGGGAGCAATCGATCGGCTACGCCGGTATATCTGACAAGTATCAGGTTCTCTCCTGAGAGTCAGTCTACCACTAGCTATAAAGCCACCAAGAAAAGAGATATACGCGCCCTCAGGGTTGAGGGCGCGTGGTTTCTCTGAGCCTGGCCACCGCAGTTCTTCCTCAGAAAAAAGAAGAGCCTGACTTACTGGTAGCAGTCTATAATAGACGAAGCTGCCACGTTGGGTCTTTAAGCGTCTACGAAGGCACTTAAAGGGTACTCTGAAGCCAGTATTATCACCTTCCCACTCGGGAACAGGTAAATAATCAGCACACCTTAGAAGGTATCTGATTGCTCCAGGCTACAGGATCCCGGTCATGGATGACCAGGAGTTCAACCTGTTGAAAGCTTTATAAGGAACGTCTTCGGAACGTACGCCCTTGATGTATACGCCTCTAACAGGCAAACCATCAAGGAAATCCGAACCGCAGCTTTCCCGAAAGCGCCCTTCCAGGAAGGACTTATCGGCATTAACCTTAAACCCTAAGAGGTTTAGGCCTCTGATGACCGTTCTTGCTACTGCCTTACGGCAAACAATGTCGTCACCAAAGACGCTCCACAGCCCCACGCCCGCTTTAGGCGGGTACGGGCTTCCGTGAATAGCGTAAGCGGCCGATACACAAGCAGAGAATAGCATCGTCTGTAGAGGAAAAGTATAACCGTTCCCCATAGTTGACGCCATCTCAAGTGTGACCTCGCGGCCACAAGGCAAGGTGGTTATAGGACTCCTGTAGCGGCAAACCCACTTCATGAAAGAAGCAGGAAGGATGTTGTCAAGCATCCTCAGTGACATCGAGTCACTTGCCGAGGAAAGGTCAATGGTGACCATCCCGTCGCTCTCATCGAGCGATCCTACTCTTGCCATCTCACGATTTACATCTGGCTGGCTGCTTAGGTCGATTCCAAAGAATCGCTTGAGCCTAGCGGATATAATTTCGCCCAGACCTAGCTGATAGAACATATTCAGCCCTGGCTCTGTACAAATTATCCGTGAGATCTTGTTGTCTTTCGCAACGTAGCCTAACCGGTTACCTTTCACAACACTAGGAGGCCCACACATTGCAGATCTAGCGGCTTCAGCCGAGACCCAACGGGGGCTGGTACTAATGTATCTACGATAGAACTCGTAGTGATGAGTACAAGTCATGCTCAGCGGACCGCCGAACATCTTACTGTAGAAATCACTTCCAACAGCAAGCACACTTGCGCCAGGTCCGGTACGCCCCATATCGAGGACGTCGGACGGATGCTCTACTAATGCCCTGTTCGACTCAACCCACCAAAAACGGTGGATGATCTGTCGGATCTCTCCGATAAGAACATCGTCTACTAGGGAACGATTAGGATCTAGCATCCAATTCGCACAGTCAGAGTTGATAGCTTCGAATTTCTTCAAAGCTTTCTCGTCCGCATCCGCGGCCACCTCTGTGACGCACTTTTTCAAGAGGGCGTTTAACAAAGCAGCACTAGCGAACTTCTTATACGAAATTCCTGGCCTGCCGAGGACCTCTGCAGGAGTATCACACTCCTCATTAGTCAACACGGTTAGATCATCAGAAAGGCGTGAATAAAGAACAAAAGGGTTAAATAAACCCATGGTGATCTCCTCACAAGTAGAGAAAGGGATAAAGGATAGATCTAGGACTAGTTCACAATCGTCCGGTCATCCGATGACACAGAGGAAGGATCACTACTTTCCGATTTGGTGTCAACCCTTAGGCCAGGTGTTCCATCTGACCAGAGGATCGCAAATCTCCAAATGCGAAAATACCTCATTCTACCAGCTTCAAGCTGTACATGAAAATTCTGCACAGCGTCCCGCCCAAGGATAAGAGCGGCTCCCCATGAATCGATCCTATACACTGCAAAGGGCACTTAGATGCTCCCAGAAACCAGTGTATCTCCAAAACCAGCACTAAGCTGATTAAGGACGCCAACAGCCAGGCTGGCTGCCATACGCACGTTGGGTGAATCGTACGAGTCGGCCCCTGCGGGCACGTCGCACTCAACACGGATCGTCATTATCCGAGGAACATTATTGGCCGCAATATTCACGCCCTTTCGGACGAGGAGTATGCGAGTCCACATGTTGCTCGGCACTCTACCATAAAGGCCGGTAAGGCCACTAATCAGGCCTGAAAGCGTCTTGAGAACGCTTGGCCTCATGAAAGTAATCGTAGCGGGGTCACTGATAGAGTGAAACCGGGCACCAGCGGCGGAGCCGCTGGCTAGGGCTGTCACTTGCCACTGTTTTTCAACAGCGGTATTGGCAGTGTCCGCTACGACAGTCCACGAGGGAGTTGTCATACCGGTCTGGAGACCACCCACTACTGGAGTGGCTAAAGCGAGAGTCATAAAGACTCCTAAGGTAAGGTTGTGAGGGCATACGGCAGGTATTTAGCCTACATTTAGCCCAGAAACCGGCGTATAAACGATACAAAGTTTCCGGATACTGCAGCTACATTTATGATTTGTTGAGTACCAGGTAACTGGAGCTCGAATTTCACATTTGTGTTAAGCAGTACCGTCCTACGATCTACCGATTTAGCCGACATAAGGAGAGTGCCAGGGTTCAACCATGCATCCACTGATTTAGTGTTGCCTGGAAGTGGAGCCACCAACAGCCTCAGGGTAGGGGCCGTCTCCCTCGTCAAAACAACAGTCTTATTTAACCATTGCAAATCGGAGGTTACAAAAGAGTAGCTATTCACTATTTCCTGAACATTCGCGAAGTAGTCTGCTACAAAACTGAATGGGATGCACTCCCAGACAGTAGGGAGGAAATCCCTAGGCCAAAAGCCTAAGGACCCGGCCAGAGATGGCTGAGCCCCGGGAACATCCGCACCCAAATGCCCACGATAGATGACAAGCACCGTGTCTTTTTTGACAACGGTCTTGTACAGTAAAGCTGTCGTGAAATTATAGATGCCCTGCTCCGGTTCTGAGATAAGAGTCTCTCTGCCGGCCTTACTAGAGAACGCAACCCGCGGTGGAAACACCGAGGAGAACGTTTTAGTCAGTGCGATCGCACCACCTTCAATGTCATTGACAAGAGGTAGCCAACCAAACACCGTCTCTAAGTATTTGCCCCGCAAGATGCCAGTCACTTCCTTAAGTGCCTGCTTGCGCGGTAAACCCGCGTATCGTTTAACCCGCTTAAGTGCCTTTACAAGCAAACGGTCATACTGTAGACCGTGTACATATGCGTGTAAAGCCTTGGCAAGTACGCGTGACGGGTTCAAGACCATGGGAATTGTCTTTTTGAGACCGGACAAGAACTCACCACCGAGAAGATCTCGGCGAGCCTTGGTAATCCGACTCATCAAGATTATGCGCGCGGCTTGATCAGCCTCGCTCACGGAGATTGTTGCCGTGGAAGGATTTCCACTGTATCCCATTCCCCCATATATAAACCGGTTGTATACCGGAGTAGATGGGTTCTTGAAGACCTGAACTATAGTTACAGAGGCTGGACTATAGCGGCATTTTTGCTCTGTAGCAACAAAAGTAGTTGTACAATCTTGCCCTCGAGCGATCCTTTGACGCCAATTAGGGACTTGGCCACCGCCTTGCGGCGGCAGCGTTCGTCCCGACGTCATAGTCACCGTTGGACCAGCTACCATAGACCCATTGTCAAAGGTAGGCAAAAATAGTTTCTGACTTGTGTCAGTCACTTTTATCTCCTTGATAGAGCTGTGTGTCTTTTGGCACACGAGTATGGCATGTGCTATACCATAGG